GTCGATCCGGAGATCGTCTGGTTGCAATAGTCGAGCGCTGTGTCGGCTGTGTCGGCAACTGTCTCCAGCTCCGATTCCACTGCAGCCAGCCGCTTGTCGATCGACGTCGGCACCGTGCTGCCATCGACGCCGACCTTCGCCTGTAGCGCCTCAACGACCGCATTCAGATTCGCGATGCCGCCAGCGAGCGGCGTCACCGGCGAATTCGTCGGCGCCTTCGGGTCCGGGTTCGGCAGGTCTACCAGATCGGTCGGAAACATGGTGTCCTCTCAGGGCTCAGTCGCGCGTCAGCACGAGGGCGGCGCGCATCTCGAAGCGGTTCAACCGCTGCGGCACGCCGACCACCTCGTAAACAAGGGTGTCGATGGTGATCCGGTCGCCGCTCTTGATCGGCGGGCCGGCGAGGTAGCGCAGGGTGTGCGTGGTGTGCGCGGCGATGCTGTAGGCCAGCTCGTCCGCCGTGTCCAGGATTCCGAGGATCTCGATGCCAGGCGCGTCATACGGCAGCCGCTCCTGATCGAACGGCCTGCCGGCGTCGAACGACCACGCAACCGAGCAGCGCGAAGCGAACCCGGCCGGGCCAGCCTGGTACAGAATCGCCAGATCCGCATCGAGGCCACCGATCGGACCAAGGTACGTGCCGTCGAAGCTGTGCAGCGCGTCATCGAACGGCCGGAAGCCGTCGAAGGGAATCGATTGCCCGGGCGGCATCACGCAGCCTCGTCGCAGAGCAGCAAAGCCGGCTCGGCGATCGGATGCTTGATGCCAAGCCGGGTCAGCACCAGGCTGGCGACGGTCTCGGCGCTGTACGAGTCCATGCACGCGGCGGCACCGGCGGCCGTGCGCGGACAGAACGCGCCGCCCCGGTTGTGGATCCGGTGGCACGGATGGCAGGCGACGGGCGATTCCAGGCTGATCGTGTTCAGCCAGTCGCGCGTCAGATTCTCGCGGCTGCTGTGCGAGAGCATCACCACCTTTGGCATGCGTTCGTTCGCGACGGCGTTGACAATGACGCTCTCGGTGCCGACCACGGCGTCGGCCTGCATCGCCCACGTCAGCGCCAAGCGCAGCGACCATTCCTGGCCCATCACGCTGCCGTACTCGATGCCGTCGCGCTCGACGTGATCCACCTCTCCAGGCAAGTTGGCGAGATCGCCGAGCAGGAACGTATGCACGCGGTGGTCTGCGAGGATCTCCATGAAGCGCTGCGCATGCGGCCAGCCCTTGAACGGCCCGCTGCCGGATGGCGCGAGCACCACCACCTTGCCGCTCATCTGCTCGCGCAGCAGGCGCGCCCACTCGCGCTCGAACGGCGCCGGGTAGAAGCGCTGCCGGTTCCGCGCGCCGTTCGGCAGCTCGGCGTACAAATGCACGGTGTCGACGTAGTTGGCGCCCATCAGCTTGCGGCGGACGCCGGTGGGCAGGTAGAAATCGGCGGACGACTGATGCGGCAGCAGGCGGTTTTCGACGCTGCCGTGCAGGTTGATCCAGCGCTGATATTGAGGCGCCTGGTGGCACCAATATTCAATCGCCTCCTCGTCGGACAGCACGTTGCGCGGCAGCACGCGCAGCTCGGTGATGTGCGGGTCGTGGCGCAGCATCTCTTCGCCGTTGGCGGCCACGTAGCAGGTCACCGCATAGCCCTGATCGTGCAGGTGCGCGGCCACCGATGCCGCCCACAGCGCGTCGCCGTTGCCGCCCATGCGGACGATGCCGGCCCGCTTGGCGGGCTTGTCCTGCCGACACGGCTCGCTCTGGCCGGCACCGGCGGCGAGCTTGCGGAAGACCAGCAGGAACGAGTACTCATCGCCCCCGCCGCGGGTCTGGCATTCAAGCAGCGACCAGTCCGGGAAGAGCAGCCGCATGGCGTCGACGATCTCTTCCGGCAAAAAGTCGTGCTTGTGGTCCGGGTTGGCGCCCGGCTGTCCGCAGCGCGGGTACAGATCGGCATGTGGCAGGTAGAGCACCAGGTGGCCGCCGGTGGCGAGCACGCGCCACCACTCGCGCAGCGCGGCTTGCCAATCGACCAGGTGCTCGAGCAGGTGCGAGGAAAACACGTTGCTCGCCGATCCATCGGCGAACAGACCGAGGCGCGTCGCATCCGGAATCAGGACGTCCGGTTTCATCAGCGTGCCGAACAGCGCCACATCGGCGCCGGAATCCAGCCCGAGCAGGTGCGGCCAGACCTTTTCGGCGCCGCAGCCGATGTCAAAGCCGCCCGCGGCGAGGTAGTGCAGCACCTCGTTGCGGATCTTGCGGGCTTCTCTTCCGTTGCTTGTGGCCGGGGTCCAGGTCATGAGTTCGGGTTCGGTTGGTTGAGGTGGATCGTTCGGGTTCCGGTTGTCCCGGATGCGCCGAGGAGGGGCGACGCATCCGGGGCCGGAACGGCTGGGGGCACGAGGTGTTGGTTAGCTGGTGATCAGGTCTTCGATCTTCGCGAAGCTCGCCGGTTGGCGAACCCCGGAATCCACGAACTGATTGATCGTCACCTTGACCTGACCGGTGTCGGCCTTGGTGTATGGATCGACCGTGACGTCGGCGCCACCGAAGAACGCGATGATCAGGTCGCTCCAGTCGCTGCCGAAGATCGCCGCCGAGCAGACGGTCGTCGACGTGCCCTTGGTCAGGTTCGACGGCACGTTGTTCGTCACGCCGGCGCGGTAGCCGTTGAGCGGCTGGTCGCCAGGCTGCCAGATCATCGGCAGGTTCGTCCCGAACTGCGTCTGCTTGTACTTGCCGCGCGTGCGCGTGTTGATCAGGTAGCCGGAGCGCTGATCGGGCTCGGCGTTGCTGTTGGCGCAGGCGCTTTCCAGATCGACCAGGTGCGACCAGGCCGGCGCGGCACCATTGGTGCCGCCGACGACCGTACCGATGCCGGAGGTGTACCGGATGCCGTTGTGCTGCGGCGTGGTGCCGGTACCATTGATCGACTGCGACTCGAAGAGGACCAGGGCCTGCTGGACCAGGTCGTTCCGGATCATCTGGTCGACGCTCGGGTTGGCCTGGATGAGCGCCTGCTTCGACACTTCGACATAGGCGCCGACGCGCTTCGGCCCAAGCGACAGCGTCTGGATGGTCGGGCCCGTCTCGCTGGCCGATCCGATTTCCGTCAGCGTGCCAATCGTCGCGCCGGTGGCCTGGCGCGGGATAGTGATCGAGTCCTTCAGGCCGGTGAGCATGGTTGCGCCGAGTTGCGCCATGACCAGCTTGTTGCGCAACACGTCGGCCATGAGATCGTGGCGGACGTCGGTCTGCACCAGGTTTCCGGCTTCCGTCGTCGTGCCGACGTTGAAGTCGCGGCCCATCAGGCCGAAGAGCATCTCGTAGGGCACATACGCGCCGTCGGCCTGGCGGCCGAATTGCCGCGCGACTTCCTGCGAGCACTCGCGCTCGAGGCCGGCATTCGTCCAGTCACCCGAGCACATCGCGCTGAGCAAGTTACCGAAGCTGTACCGGCTGCGGTCGCGCTTGGTCATGCCGATGTCGAGCGTCTGGTTCTGGTGGCGCTGGGTGATCTGCGCCAGGATGTAGTCGCGGAACTCGGACACGCTGCGGCCGTTGCGCACGGCGTCGGCGGCGTCGTTCGGCTTGAGGTATTGCCGATACTGGTCACCCAGCGCGGCGATTTCTGAGACGCGGGCGCGCTCGGCGTTGATGATCGAATCGGGATTGAACGGCGGCTGAACGTTGGCCGCCGGGGCGAGGTCTTGCATGATGACACTCCTGGTTGAGGACGGTTGATGCTGGCCCGAGGCCGGCGGCGGGGAAACGGGTTGAGGTTCGGTTTGAGGCTCGGCTTGAGGCTCGTCGAGCGCGATGGCGCGCGGCACCACTTCCGGAGCATCGGCGGCGCGGCCGATGCCGACGGTATCGTCGGCCGGGATATCGACGAGCGAAACCTCGAACGGCTGCCAGCGCGTGACGCGGTACGTCGGCGGGCCTTTCTGGTCGGCCTGGCGCTGCAGGACGCGCTCGTTGATGCGGTAGCCGATCGACACCTTGGGAACGATGCCGAGCTCGATGTCGCGGCGCAGATCGGCGAGCGCCTCGCGCGGCGAAAGCGCCACGGTCACGCGGATCCGGCGATCTTCGTCGAGCCGGGCGGACTCCACCTTGCCGATGGCGGCCAGCGGCGTCGCGCCGGTGGCGGTGCGGCAGTCATGATTGGCGAGGACGGGCGCGCCGTTGCTCAGGCGCGACAGGTCGACTTCTCCGGGCTTGTGGCCCAGCACTTCGACCCACGGATCTTCCCATCCGTCCGCGCGCAGATACGGGTCTTCGCTGGACGCGGCAATCTCGAGCCGCATCAGGCCGTCGCCCTTGTAGATCGGATCTGTGTTCAGCCGGACTTCGGCTTCGGCCAGCGATCGGTGCAGGGCGCCTTCGATGCGCGAACGCTCGCCGATGGCGGGCTGCTGGTGGTCTGGTTCGGTGTTCATGCGGGAGTTCCCTGGTGGCGCAAGTGGCGGACGACGGCGGCGAACTTGTCGTCTGCCTGGTCGGCTGCTGGATCCGACGAAGCGTCGGATGCGGCGGATGCGGCGGAATCGGCGGCAGCCATCGGCGCGGCGGACTGCTGCGGCAGCGGGCCGAACAGCTCCTCATCGAGCAGCCTTTCGCGGGCGATCTCTTCCGGGTCTTCGCCGCGCTCCAGGATGATCCGGGAGCGCGAAGTCAGGCCGTACTGCAGGTCGCTTTCGTTCGCGGCCGACTCCTTCGCCGGGTCGATTCCAGCCCAGCGGCGCGGGCGCCACGTGCAGGCGTTGATGTAGTCGCGCAGGCGGCTGCCGACGAGCGCCGAGTTGCGCAGCACGGCGAAGCGCATCCACTCTTCGAGTACCGGCTGGTGCAGCCAGTCGATCAGGTCCTGCTGCACGACCTTGTAATGCTCGCGCTCGTCGAGGATGCCGACGCGCGCGCTGGAGTAGTTCACGCCTTCGAGGTCGTTCCCGATGGTGTGATAGCTGGCGCCGCGGGCGGCCGACCATCCCCTGATCTGGTCCTTGACGTACTGGCCCGCGTTGATGTTCGGCCACGGCGAATCGTACTGGCGGAAATCGTAGCCGGCTGGGATCGTGTCGTACTGGCCCGGCATCGTCGTCGAGAACTTCTCGGCGGCTTCGGTCAGCTGCTGCACTTCTTCGGGCGACAGCACCTTGCCGGCGGCGCGTGCGGCGTCCAGCACGCTGCTGATGATCTGGTCCGCGAACCCGGGCGGCGCATCCCCGGTCGGCGACACGAAGAAGCCGAGCCGCTCGGCGCTGTTGCGCGAAGCGACGCTGCAGGCTTCCTCGAACTTCTGCGCCATCCACAGGCGGCGCGCGCCGACCGACAGCCACGCCACACCGCGGGCTTGTCCGGGCTCGTCGACGGAGAAGCACAAGCGCGCCTCGCTGGCCGACAGACGCAGCGACTTGCCGCCGGTCCCCTGGCGGTCGTCGCTGGCGGCGGTGCCCTGGCGCAGGTGATAGCCGAGCACGCGGCCGTCGGCGTCACGCTCGACTCCCAGGCGGATGGTGCTGCCGTTGGCGAGGTTTTCCGAGCGCGTGTGATCGATCAGCCACGGGTCGAGCAGCTGGATCTGGAAGCCGAACGGCCCCGAGCCGGCGCGGAAGCGGTAGAACAGTTCGCCGGTCCGCGCGAGCGACTGCAGCGCCAGCGCTTCGACCTGGCGCCAGCTGAGGCCGGATGTTTCGCAGGTGCCGGCGGCGCCCCACTCGCGCCACAGGCTTTCAATGGCGTCGTTCGCCTCGACGTGCTGCGCACTGCTGCGCGACTTCGTCAGCCGGCACTGCAGGCGGATGCCGTTCTGCCCGAGGACGTTGTCACGCTGCTGGATCAGCCAGCGCTGCGCCCATTCGTTGTTGCGCGCGAGGTTGGTGGCGCGCGCGACGATCGTCGCCCAGGCGCCGCGCAGGTCCTCGTTGATGTGCGTCGCCGAGGTGCTCCACGAGTGCGCCCAATCCGGCGTCTCGGCCGTTTCGAGCAAGCGCTGCGCGGCCTGGAATGCGTGCCAGCGGCGGGTCTGCGCGACGGCGCAGTGATGCGCCAGCGTGTCGTTGAGCCATGCGGCATGGGCCGCCGGCTGCGGCCGTTGTTCGGCGGAGAAGATCGAGCGGAACATGCTGGCGAGTTGCATGATCAGCCCCGGTACCGCACGACGGGGCGCGCCTCGAAATTGCTGCGCCGGATCTCGCGCTCGTAGTAGGCGACCAGATCCTGAATCTCGCGCAAGGAGCGGAACTTCATCGTCCGGTCGCCGATCTGGTACTCGGCCACGTGCGCCGAACCGCCGGTGACGTAGCTCGCCAGCGCGGTGCGCAGATCGTCTAGGCAGCGCTCGTTGATCGAGCGCGGATCGAGCGCGGCCTGGTTGATCAGGTTGGCGCCGATCTGCACGGCGGTGACGCCGAGATCGACCCGTTCGAGCACCGCCGGCGCGCCGGTCATCCGCTCGACGTAGGCCCACAGCGACGCCGGCCCGGACTGCAGCAGCGCCGATTCAGAGGCCGAGATGGACATCGTATGCACCGTGCCGTCGCCGACGGTCAGCAGCGTCTGCGCCGACGCGCCAGACGGCCAGAAGATGCGGTACTTCAGCACCCAGCCGTCGTCAGCCGAATACTCCGGCAGCTCGCGCGACCAGGCGACGGTCTCGCCGGCACGGAAGGCGGTGGGCTCAGAAGTGGGCGGCAACATGCTGCGGATTGTCAAGCGTCACGCGCAGGAAAAATAGGCAAGAAATTTCCCGGAAACGCTTGACTCGTCCGCAATTAGTGTGTATTATTCAAGTCATGGGGTAGCGCATCGCGGCCCACTTACCTGGAGATTGAGATGAACGCCTTTCAAACCGCCATACACGCAGCGTTCAAAGTCGCTGAAACGCTGCCAAACGCCGGAACAATGCTGCGCCCTGCCGCTAACAGGAATTTGCTGCTCGGCGCGCGCGACGGTGTCTTCACTGCCGCTGTGGTCGCTGCCATCGTCGAGGCGCGCGCCACGTCGCACACGGCCGACGATTTTTACGCGGCCACTTGCGGCAGCATCGACATGGACATGGTCGACGATTTGTACTCTGGCCAGTCTTCTGTAGAAAGCGTCGAGAATTTCGCGAAGCGCGTTATCGCGGCGTACATCTCAGCAGAGAGCTTCGCAAAGTGCGCTCTTTCCTGAAAGTTTGACTGAACAAACCGCCTTCGGGCGGTTTTTTCATCTCCGCCCACGCCGCCGGCTGGCCCACGAAAACACCGACATCGCCGACACAATCCCGATCGGCCCGCCGACCAGGTACGCGATGATCTCCACCGCCGACGCATCCGGCGCGAGCTTGAGAACGGCGAGATTGCAGGCGCCGATCAGCAGCGAGTTGCCGCAGGCGAGCAGCCGGCGGTCGTCGCGCACGAGAAGCGACTGCAGGCCGAGGCAGAAGACGAGCGCGAAGGTTGAGGCGAACAACAGCGCGGCGCTCATTCGCGGCACAGCACCAGCAGCTGGTTGATGCGCCGCACACTGACGCCGAGCTCGGCGGCCAGCCGGCGCTTGTCGGCGCCCTGTTCCTGCGCGACGCTCTGCTCGATGACGCGCAGCTGCTCGCGCTTGCGCCGCGCGGCCACATAGACCCGCTGCGCGCCGAACTGCCGCCGGACGACCGCCTCGAAGCGCTCCCACGCCGATGCCGGGATATCCGGCATCTCGGCGCGCGCCGCGGCGATGATCTCGAGCAGGTTATCGCCGGCCAAACTTGCGCCTCGCATCGGCCAGCAGCTGTTGCAGGTTGATCTGCGATGCCGGCACAGCAGCCGGCGGCGCCGCGGCCTGATCGACCGCCTGGCCGTCGGCGGCGGATGACTCTGCCGCGGGCTGCGGCGGGGCTGCCGGATCGTCCGCCGCATCGTCGGCCGGATGATCCGCCGGCTTCCCTGCGGCTTCCACTGCTGCGGCCGCATCGGCTTTCACCCGCCTGGCGACACGCGGCACTTCGCGCGCCTGCATCGCCATCCTGAACACGGCGAGATTGCCGACGAGGCAGTCGAGCGCCTCATTCCTCGGCCGCAGCTGGAACCAGAAGCGCAGCGGCCGGCCGCCGATCTTCTTGATCCGCAGCTCCTCGGCGGCCATCTGCGCGAAGTATTCGCGGTTGAATGCTTCGCCTTGCGGGAAATGGATGTACCCCGGGCCGGGCTTCAGCATCCGCAGCCGGTTGTACACCGTCTCCTTGCCTTCATCCACGCCGAGCGGCTCGATCAGCGGACCGGCGCGACGCTGCCGTGCCAGACGGCGCGCGCGCACCTGACGCGACTGGATCAGCGGCCGCTGCACGCCGGGCGTGCCCTTGGTCGGCGACACCCATTTGCTGGCCGCGCAGAAGCGCAGGACCTGCGACGTGTTGTAACCCGCATCGACGCCCGCGGCGAGCACGCGGCCGTCGGCGAGCGCGTCGGCCAGGTCTTCCCACACTGCCGGCTCGGTGGTCTCGCCGGGCAGCACCTGGTGGTCGAGCAGCCAGCACTCTTCGCTCGCCAGCCAGCCGACGAACGACACCTCGATGCGATCCTTCTGCACATCGGCCCAGGCGGTGACCACCAGCCCGGGGCGCGCCTGCTCGATCTGCTCGCGCGTGTAGGGCTCGCAGCGGCCGAGCAGCGCGCCTTCATCGGCGCCCTCGGCGCTTTCGCGGTACACCTCGCCCCAGTCGGTGTTGATGACCGCCTTCAGCTTGCTGTCGTCGTCCTCGGCATCGACGAGCCGCTGCGCCAGCTGCCGCCACGAGAGGCCGAGCCCGATCATCGTGTACGCGGCGCTGATCTGGTAGGAGTGCTTGCGCCGGACGCTCGGCTGCTCGGCGATCCACCGGCCAGCGGGCAGAATCTGCGGCTTGTAGCCCTCGTTGATCTCGCTGCCGCAGTGCGGGCAGACGAACCAGGCATCTTCCACCACACGCGGCGCGCCTTCCGGTTCTCCTTCCCGAGGCAGGCGCAGCCGGTGGCGCAGCAGGGTGCGCTCCAGGATCATCCACTCGCCGCAGTGCGGGCAAGGCACATGGCGGCGGCTGCGGTTGCCGGCGAGATACTCCTGATGGATCCGCGATTCGCGGTCCTTCACCGGAGTCGAGACCAGCAGGCGCTTGGCGCGCGTGAAATTGCGCTGCCGGTTCGCAATCAGCACGATCGGGTCACCCTCGCCGCCGACATCCCACGGGAAGGCATCCACCTCGTCGAGAATCACGTACGGGATGTGATCTGAGCGCAGCGATTCCGCCGAGTTCGCGCCCGCCTTGATGATCCGCGCGTTCGCGCCGTACTCGACCAAATCCTGCCGGTTCGCCGCGCTCCGGCTGGCGCGGGAGACGATCTCCTGCAACCCGGGCGTCTCGGAGAACATCTTGGCGAGGCGCGGGTTGAAACTGCGGTCCCGGAGCTCGAGCGAGCCGAGCACCACCATCAGGTCGCGGTTGCCCAGGTGATCCATCACGTAGCCGATCCAGTTGTACAGCGCTTCAGTGCCGCCGACGCCGGACGCCTTCATCACGACCACTTCCTCGACGGGCGAATGCTCGCTGAGGTCGTCCATGATCTCGCGCAGGTGCGGCACGCGATCGGTGCGCCACTGGCCCGGCAGATTCGTCCCGCTGACCAGCCAGCGGCGGCGGTCGGCCCACTGGCTGACGGTCAGCAGGTCGCGCGGCTGCGCACCGTGCCGGAAGCGCTGCCCGAACTCCGGCAGCGACACCGATACCCGCTCGCACGCGCGGCCTAGCTCCTGCAGCGCGGTGTGCACGGCGTCGGAAAGCTGCCAATGCACGCGCGTCTCGTCCTGCTCGCCGTCGATCGCATCGAGCAGCGATTCGGCGATCCGGTCCAGCTCGCGCAGCACGCGCGCCGACACCGCACGCGCCGCCTGATGCAGCAGATTCGCCGGGCGCGTGCGCTGGCGTGCGTCATCGAGCGCCCGCAGCGCTTCCTGCGCCGCAATGCGCGCTTTCTCGGCGTGCAGATCGGAAAGGCTCGGGAGGTCGACGGCGGCTTGCATGATCGGCAATTAGTGTGTATGATTCAGGTTGTGATCAACCAGACCGGAGACAATCTGATGACCCCCGAAATGCGAACCGAAGGTGAAGCGATCCGCCAGGCGGTCGATGCGGCAGGCGCCGACATCCCGCGCAGGATGTGGCCCGTTGGCGTGGTCGATCTGGAAGGACAGCGCACGCTCATTCTCATGGGCGAGACCACCGGCTTCCTGTACGCCGTCGGCGAGCACATCGCCGGCTTCCGGAGACGGCTGACGACCGACGAGTTCCTGCGCATCGACGAGGAACTCAACGGCAAGCCGAAGACTCCCGGCGGCGCCCGGTCCGGCGCAGGCCGCAAACCGGCCGACGGCAAATCCGGATCGCGCCGCCAGGTGGTTCTCGACGACGAGACCATCGAGATCTGCCGACAGGCCGGCGGCGGCGAACTGTCCGCCGGGATCCGGGCGGTGGCGGCGGCGTATCGGGGTTTTCTGGCGCGGTGATTCGATAATCACGATCATTCGGTTTGCGCTGTTTTTGGTGTGTAATCTGCGTTAGGCGTCACAGTTCCATCGTCTGCTGTTCAGGCGCGGCCACTGGTTCAGGTGGAAGCAACTGGCCTTGCGCTTGTGCGCGGGCTATGCGCTCGCAGGCGATGTCGAAATACTTGCGCTCGCGCTCGATGCCGGTGAACGCTTTGCCGAGCTGGGCGCAGGCAACGCCGGTTGTCCCGCTTCCCATGAATGGGTCAAGCACCGTCTGCGCGTCAGGCGCGAAGCTCACGCACCA